ACGTCATCATGAGCGAAAACCGCCTGCCGGTCATGGCGCAAATCGCCGAGCTGGGTACGGAGACGCGCTACGGTTCGCGCGAGGGCATGAAGGGTCAACGGGTGGAAATCCCGAAAATCCAACGAGGTCGCTGGATGGATGAAAAACTGATCCGGCTGCTCCTGATCGCCGGTCAAGGCGGAGGTCTGCGCCGGCAAGAAATCGCTCAGATTGCCCGCGAACAATTGAACGACGCCCAATACTGCGTGGACGCTATCCGCGCGCGCAAGGAATGGGTCGCATTACAGGCCGTTTCTCTGGGCGCGATCAACTATGTTGAGGGCGACGTTCGCGTTCAAGTCGACTGGGGGTACAAGCCGGAACAAAAGCCCGAACTGTCTGGTACGAGCTTGTGGAGCGACACCGAAAACAGCAAACCGCTGGAGGACATTCAAACCTGGTGGAACTACCAGGCGGACCGCGGCGTGCGCCTGACGCGCGCTTTCACGAGCCGGCAGGTGCTGTCGTATCTGCTGCAAAACCTGTCGCTGCGCCGACACTACTTCGGCAACCCCAGCGGTACGGCGCAGCCGCCGCAACTCAATCAAGCGCAGCTTGACGCTGTTCTCGATTCGCTCGGTTTGCCGCGAATCATCACGTATGACACGCAAGCCCGCGTAGAAGTAGATGCGCTGTCGAATGGGAAGCTGCAGTTCCAAACGGTCCGCATGGCGCCGCAAGACCGGTTTGTCATGCTGCCTGACGGTCCGCTGGGCAACTATCTGTGGGCGACGTCCACGGAAGAACTGGTCGACGGTATTGAGGCCGAACAGACCGGCGACATGGGCATCTATGTGTTCCGCGATCTCGTGTCGAAACATCCGCTGCGGGTCCGCACGGTCGGCGTGAACCTTGCGTTCCCTGTATTCCCGTACGCGGATTCCGTCATGTCGGCGAAGGTTATCTGATGAAGGGCGCCCTTCGGGGCGCTCTTTCTCCCGAAAGGATGATGCGACATGGACTTGAAGGTTAAAGGCTTAGTCAAGCACGACGGCGTTTGGTACAGCCCTGGGGGCGTCATCAAGGACATCAAGCCCGACGATGCTAAACGCCTGATTGATTCCGGTATTGCTGAGGTTGCGGCAGAACCGGTTGAGCAGCAGTATCAGGCGGCAGAAAAAGCGGCAAAAGGCAAGGGAAGCAAGAAAGCCGATGAAGACGGCGGGTGATCACTATGCCTACACCGCAAGAAGTCGGTGATTGGATCGCCAGTAACCTGCTCGATTCCGAAGCGTGGGACAAGGCAACCGAGCAGAAACGTGCTGTTGCCGTCGTGCAGGCCGCCAGGAACCTTTCAAGGTGGTATCCCAATAAAAATGACTTCTCCGTTGAAATCTTCGCTCTGCAGGCCGTTTGGGAGCTTCAGGGCATCGATCCGGCGCTCAAGTACCAAAAGCACAACGTTAAGACGGTCACAGACACCGGTGAGTCGGTCACGTACAAGGACGGAGAGCGTCCTATCGTCGCTCCTGACGTGCGGGCAATGCTTGGGCCTACCGCTGATGAATTGACCGAGAAGGAAGCTGAACAGGAAGCGCTCCGGCAGTTTGGCGGTGTGCTCGTATGAGCCTGTTCGGATACCCGGCAAAGGTGACGCACTATCACTCCGGCACCGACGAATGGGGCCGTCCGTTGCCGCCTGTCGCCACCGAGAAGGCCGCGAAGGTGGTGGAGGAGCAGAAACTGATCCGGAACGCCCGCGGCGAGGAAATCCAGGTCGCCTATGCGATCCACCTCGAGGGACCGAACGCGATCAGCTTCGACGACTACTTCGAATACGTGAACGCGCTCGGTGTGGCAATCCGGTGCGACGTGGCGCACTTCGAAGTGAAGAAGTTTCTTGGGACCGATGAAGTGAAGAAGGTAATCATCTATGGCCGCCCGCAAAATCTTTAGTTTCAGCCTGGATGGTATGGAGGCAATGATCGGGGCGCTGGACAAGTTGGAGTCGGACGTTGAACGTCGGTTGGAAGAGAAACTAACCAAACTGGCACTTAAGGTTATCCACGATGCCAAGCGTCTGGCGCCGCTGGATGAAGGTGACCTCGAAACTGCACTGAACGTTGGTGAGGTTAAGCGCACGATCGCGAGCATGTACATTGACCTCGGGGCGAGCCCGGAAGTCGATCATTACGCCGTCGTCCAGCATGAAGGATTCCGGAAGACGGAGAGCGGTGCAAGCGTCGAACTTACGCCGGGCGAAAAAACGCTCAGCAAGGGACCGTACAACGGGTACATGCCGGGCAAAAAGTTTCTCGAAAATGCCTTGAAGATGAACGAAAAGCTTATCTTTGAGGAATTGTCGAAGGTCTTGGAGGGGTGATGGCGTTGTTTGCTTCCGAATTGATCGATTATCTGACGGCGGCCGGCTTCACCGCCTACCCGGACCCGAACTTCATACCGGCCGATCTGCCAGAGAATAAACTGCCTTGCCTATTTGTCTTCGGCACCGGAGGATACGCGCCGCATGAATACGTCCCGACCGAACGTCCGACGTACCAGGTGATCGTCAAGGGCAAATCCTATAAAGCCAACACGGCCAACATGTCGGCGACGGAAGCCGTGGCAAAGCAGCTTGTTAAGCACTTGCACAAACGAACAAATTACATGGTCGGGAGTGCATATGTCTTTTCGTCTCTGGCGCAACAATCCAATCCGATATATCTCGGTCTGGACAACAATGACAGGCCGATGTATTCGACCAATTTCGTGTTTTATACAAGGGAGGCATGAGAAATGGCTGACGTAACGAAGGTTTACGCCGGACCCGCTGTTTTCGAATGGGGCATCGACGAGCAGGGCCAGCTTGAAGCGGACGGCATCATTATTGACGTTACGCAAGGCGGTCTTACGTTCACGACGACGACGAACTATTTTGAACCGACCGTTGACCAGTTCGGCACGGCGCCGGTCAAGTCGATCATTACTGGGATTGTCGGAGCGATCAACTTCGAGACGCCGGACATCGACTTCGAAAAGGTCGTGAAGTTCAACCCGAACGCAGAAAAAATCGTCGACGGCACCGATTCGCAAAAGGTCAAATACGAGGTTTACGGCCTGGCCGGCAAGGAACTGCCGCGCCGGCGCGCTGTCATCAAGCCGCTTGGCGTTAATGATCCCAGTCGGTTCATCTACATCGAATCGTGCGGCATCAAGTTCGACGCGAACTTCGGTTTCGTCAACGACAACAACCTGCGTTTCACGATTTCCGCTACCGCTTATCCGAGCACTGACACGGCAAAGTTCGGTCTGCTCTATACGTGGGGCGACATCACGGCAACGGCAACGCCGTAACGAACGAGGGGCCACGCGGCCCCTCTCTCATTTAACCCAAAGGGGGAACAATCATGTTTCCGTTCTTCAAAAAAGACCGAGTCCAGCTCGGCCAAAAACAAGTCGAAATCCCGAAACTCACCCGGGCCCGACTGAAAAAGCTGACCGAGCATATCGGCACCATCGGGGATTTCCTCGTTAAGCTTTTCCTGACTCCAGAAAACGAACGAGCGGTGTTCATAGTGGCCGCCGCCGATATTGCGATAGATGAAATCTACGAGCTGACGTCGCTTCTGAGTGATATTCCGATCGAGTACCTGGACGAGTACGCCAGCATCGCCGAATGTACCGAATTCTTGCGGCTCACATGGGAGCGAAACGACATTAATGCCGCCCTGGGAAACGTCAGCGGCCTGATTCCTCCGATGGCTCAACAGTTCGTTCAATCGATCATAAAACGGATGGAACAGGCCGTCGAATAACCGCTGATGAATTCGTGCTGCGTTGCTGCATCACGCTCGGAAAGACTCAACGCGAAATCGAAAACGAATATGCCTGGATCGATCTGCCGCGGTTACTCGAGCTTTCCGGTGAGTACCGGGCGAAGGAATTGATCGAGAACATCCAGGTGTCTTCGTTCCCCCATTACTCCGACCCGAAGGTTCGCGAAAGCATCATGGAGAGGCTGCAATCCAAGATTCCGCAGCCTCCGAAGGAGCCGCTTAAATCAGCGGAGGAACAGTATCAAGCGCTGCTGGCGCGTATGAAGGTGGGTGGGTAAGATGGCAACGGAAATCGGCGAACTGCGGGCGCGGCTTGTCGCGGAAGCGTCGCAGATGAAACAGGAAATCAAGGCAGTAAAGAAAGAACTGACCGATCTAGGGGAAGAAGGAAAAAAAACATCGAGGTCTTTCGTTGACCTCTCAGGCGTCTTGGAGAAGATCGGCGCCAATACCGATCAACTCAAAAAAATCGAGGCCGTTTTGAAAAGCATGGACCCGTCCCGACTTGAAAAGGGCCTGCAAGACATTGTAAACGAATTGCGGAAAATGGGCATTGAAGCCAAGCAGATCGAGAAGATCGAGCAGGAATTGAAGGATAGCGCAAATCAGGCGCGCAAAACGGAGCAGAGCCTTGACGGTGTTCGCGGCTCTATCGGTGCGATTGGTTCGGCGGCGACTGCACTCGGCGGTGGCGCTGCATTTGTTGGACTCACGCGAACGATTACCACGCTGGCTTACGAAGCGCACCGACTGTCAATGTCGTACAGCGGTCTGGCAGAAGTCGCACGCGCGACGAATGTCGATGTTGAGGCGGCCGTCGACCTTGCTGAGGAACTGGCGAATCGCTGGGGGCTGAACAAGGCGGTGCTCGCCGATACCGTCAAAACCTACCTTACGGCCGGACTGACGCTTGAGCAAACGCGCGACATTATTGTTGCTACCGCGGACGCCGCTGTATATAACCGCGAGGCGCATTTGCAATGGGACGAAGCGATCCGGCAAGTTGCCCAAGGTATCAAAATGGGCAACTCTAATCTAACGGATGCCGCCGGGATCACGACGAACCTTTCCGTGATGTACGAGCGCTACGCAAAAACGATCGGCAAGACGGCCGCGACGCTGACGGAAGCCGAGAAAATTCAGGCGGCGTACAACGGCATCATGCAGGAATCGGCCATGTTCGCCGGCAACGCAGATTCCGCCATGACCGGTTACACGGGCACACAAGCGACGTTTAATCAGACGTTGGCTGAAGCGCGCGTTGAACTTGGCGAAGCGTTTCTGCCGGTGCTGCAAGACCTTATGGAGATGGTCACACCTGTTATTCGGGATTTTGCCGCATTTGCGGATGGGAACAAAGAGGTTGTCGCTGGCATTGCGGCCGCAACAACTGCTGTAACCGGGTTTATTGCTGTGATCGGAGCATTGTCCGTAGCATTTCTTGCACTAAATGCGGCGATGGGTCCAGTAGGTCTTGCGATTGTTGGTATTGGTGCGCTGGCAACCGGTACACTTGCCTACAGCGCCGCTGCCGATGCGGCTGCAGGATCAGTCTGGAAGTTTGCGCAGAACCAAGAGGAATTGAACCAGAAATTAAGCGAATCGCCGTTGAACAGAACCGTTGCAGATGTAAAGAACCTGCAGGCGGACATTGACAAACTGAACGAACTCCTTGAACGACGCCGACAGCTTGAAGAACAAATCGAAAAAATCAGCACAGATCCACGCTCACTGGCGCAAACACGTACAGTTACACCGGAAATTCAGGAGCTCGGCAAGCTGCGGCAAGAACTGGAGAAACTTGACGACCAACTAGCAAAACTCGGCATTAATACACCAGACGATGCTCCAAAAGTTATTGAGCAACTGAAAGAGCAGCTTGACGGAGCGATCCCGGCGTTGAATCAAATAGAAGCGGAAAGCCTCAGGGCGGCCGCGACCCAGGTACAACACATCGACAAAGTTAAGCAACTCGTCAAGCAGTATGAGCATCTTGATCAGCAAAGCAAGCTATCCGCAAACCAGAAGGCACAACTTACCGAGGTTGTAAAGCAGTTGACGCAAGAGTACCCTGGACTCATCTCAGAGTTGGATGAGGAAGGGCGCTGGCATATTCGGAACAAAAACCTGATCGAAGAAATGATCAAGGCCGAAAAAGAATCTGTTGATGCGTCTACTGAAGCGGCCAGAAAACGGCTTGAAGCCCGCAAGAAGGAAACAGAGGCAAAACTTATTCTTGCACAGCAGCAGGTAAAGGCATTGATGGCCGCCGAAGGTGTCGATTTTGAGGACACCGCAATCGGTAAGCGTCTCCCTGGTGAACTCGGAAAAGGGATTGACGCAATTGGTGACATCATTTTGCACGGGCTTGCAAAGAAAGCTTCGGATAATGTGAATCAATATCAAATGGCCCTTAATGAAATTGACAAGCAATTGCAGGCCATAACGTCTGGATCGCTGGACAAATTTCTTCCTAAACCAGGCTCGGATGCACCGGTCGAAAGCGAGAAGAAAAAGCAAGGAAAGACGCTTGATCAGATCCAGCATGAGCAATACCAAGCGTCGCTGAAATGGATCGAGTACAAAAAGGACCTCGACCAAATTAGTGAGCAAGAAGAGTTAGCCGCGCTGCAGCGTCTTGAGGCCCGTTATAAGAAAAATGCCGATATCCGGATGGATGTCGAGGTTCGAATTTATAAGCTTCGTCAACAGATGCAAAAGACATCTTTCGAAGCTTCGCAAGAATGGATCGAACAGGAAGAACGCCGAATGACGCTGGCCGGGGAATCCGAGGAAAAAATTGCGCAAATGAAAATTGACGCTTGGACTCGGGTACGCAATCGGTACGCAAAGGACTCCGAATTGTACAAGCAGGCCGACACGCAGCTTTATAACGCACGGATTACGCTAATTAAATTGGCGGAAAAAGTGGAGCAGGAAGCGGCCAAGGAACGTGAGAAACGGACAAAAGAGGTCACCAGGTCTGTTATTGACGCCATTGAAAAGCAAAAGAAAGCAGAACTCGATGCCCTGGACGAGCGCCGGCGGGAAATTCAAAAGTTCTACGACGACCAACTTGAAGCGGTCGACGACTCCGAGCGTTTGAAAGAACGCAACGATCTGATCGCTGAAATGGAGAAGTACCGCTATGCAACGTCCGAAAAGGGACAGAAACACTTCCAGGAGTTGCAGGAAAAGCTCCGTCAGATGGACGTTGAGGATCACAAGCGGAACCTCGAAAAGCAGCGCGATCAGGAACTTGAAAACCTTGACCAGCAGAAACGAGACATCGAATCGTGGTATGACGATCTGCGCAACTTGCTTGAGGACTATTCTGGTGACGCTATTGGCATTTACAAAATGATCGAGGACGAACGGTTCAAGGCATTCGCCAAGACAAACGATAGGATTAAATCCGAACTGAACAACCTTGCAGAAACCTACGCATCAATCATGAGTGGCGGTCCAGTTCAAACATCGGCATCAAGCGCATCTATTATTGCGCAGATGCAGGCAAACAGTGCTCAATGGATGGCGGCATCGCCGGCCAGAAGAAAGGAACTTGAAGCGGCTAATCAGGCGCTAGGAGCATCCATTGGCGCAACGTACGTACCGTCGGAAGGGCGCTGGTACAGGGACGGAAAACCTCTCTATCACACCGGCGGAATCGCGGATTTCATGAACTTCCGTTCGGCAAATACGCTTATGCCAGATGAAATCGACGCAATTTTGAAGCGCGGGGAAGTCACAATGACGGAGCAACAGATCGGTACGCTTGTCGCTGCGGTATCTGGCGCCAGCAGCGGCGGCTCGCGAGTTCATATTGAAAAAGTTGTGGGCGTTGAAATGAACAATGTTGCCCTTGAAGACGATATCGATCTTCGGGCATATGAACGCACTGGCGGAAACGAAGCAACCGAAATCCTTCGAAAGCAACTATCAGGGGGTGGATGATTTGTCATATGGCTTTACCTATAGGGGACTGCATAACTCCCTTTTTGGTGTAAACCTATTGACCTATACGATCCACTCCCCGGAATTGCGAGAGTTTGAAGACGAGGTTTCAGGAAGACCCGGCATTGTTGATTACGGGACCGAATGGGGCAAACGAGAAATCGAAATGATTATTGACATCGAACCAACAGACACGCCATTTAAAATTCAGCAATCGATTATATTAAACTGGCTCAAACCTACACTGCCGGCGGGGATACTTGTTTTTGACGATGTTCCTGACCGGTTTTATTTTGCCAAATATACCGGCAGATGGGATATTAATCAGTTTGGTCGATATGGGCAATTCACGATCACGATGAAATGCTCCGATCCGTTCGCATATGGCCCTGAGAAGATCGAGGAATACACCATCATATCGTCACCGCAAGACAAAGTAGTTGTATCAGCCGGGACCGAACCAACACCGCCGGTAATCGAACTAACAAACACAGGTACTCAAGAAATCGACAAAATCATTTTGGATATTGAATATCAAGTCGAATAGGAGTGGTCAACATGAACGTAAGTAACTATCTTGCAACAGCACTGCTTAATCAGGTATTCCGGAATACGGCATACACGCGCCCATCTAAAGTTTATGTTGCGCTTTATACGTCTGATCCGACAGCGGCAGACACCGGAACAGAGGTTTCAGGCGGCGACTATGCACGCCAGGAAGTAAGTTTTACTGTACCGACGATCATCAATGGTAAGCAAACCATACGAAATAGCGCAGACATCGTTTTTCCTATCGCCACTGGTGATTGGGGGACTGTTTCGCATGTCGGCATACGAGATGCCGCGACAGGCGGCAATCTGCTTTATTATGGTCCTTGGTCTGCGGCTAGAACCATTCTGGAAGGTGACAGACCGAGAATATTGCAGGACTCGCTTGTTTTGACATTAAGTTAAGGAGGGACCCAGCATGGCACAACAACCGATGTATGAGGGCATGCCAAATAGCCCACAAACTGAACTTGCCAGTGGGATTGACGATATACAAACGACAATCCCGCTTGTTGATTCGTCGAAACTCCCTCCTGCACCCAATCTAGCGACGATTGGAAGCGACGAGACGGCAGAGACAATCCTTTATACCGGAATCTCTGGAAATGACCTCACAGGCGTCACAAGAGGATTAGAGGGGGATGCGAAAGCTTGGAGCGCAGGAACAAAGGTTGCGAGGAACTTTACGAATTGGGACTATGAAACGCTTATCAACAACATCGGCGACCTCGCTAGTGAACTTTCTGACCTTGCAGGCGTTGGTCGCACGACCGAGACAGTAAAAGGAAACGCCGACGATCTTGCTGCACATAAGGCGGAAACTGTGACGAAAGTGTTCAATGTCCAGTCCGGATATAACGCGATTGGTGATGGTGTAACGGATGATTCTGCTGCGATCCAGTCCGCAATCGATGCGGCTAACGCAGCTGGCGGAGGGACGGTTTACTTCCCGCCAAACAATTATAAAATTCTCTCCACAATTGTTCTGAAAAGCAACACTCGTTTAGTTGGATACAACGCAACATTGGATATGTCATCCATTGCCTTATACGACACAAATCGCTACGGGATTCGCGCTGAAGGAACTGTAGGTGCGTCTGTATTGCTTACTTCCAACGCAAAAAAAGGCGAATACAGTTTCGACGTTACGTCCGTCACCGGACTAGCCGAAGGGGACTGGGTGCAGCTTGCGACCCAGGGCGTAAACTACTACCCTTATGACGGTTACAACGTAGACCGCGGGGAAATTAAGAAAATCCGCAAAATTGTCGGCACTACGCTATACTTCGAGAACGCCATTTATGACGATTACACCGTAGCAAACGGGGCTTTCATCAAGAAAATCACCTTTGTTGAGAACGTAGAGATCGAAGGGATAAAAATCGTTGGAGATACCGCGCCGGACTCTCTCGAACACGGCATTTACCTCAAATACGTCAACGGTTTTCGAATCAAAAATTGCGAATTGGAAAATCAAGATTTGTACCAAATCGCCCTTATTTCTTCCATTCGCGGGGAAGTTACCGGCAATCGCTTACGGCAAAGCTTTTACGACGGTGTAACAGGGTCCATATTCTACGCGGTTGCCGTTATCGATTGCTGCCAGTGGGTTAGAGTGACGAATAACCATGCGGAGCGAACGCGGCACCATACGGTTACAACAGCGGCATCTTCAGGCCAAGGACGCTGGGGGCAACCGCGCTTTATTTTGGTAAACGACAATATCGCCGAGAATTTAATGGCGGGAGATGCCGGGCGTTCGTGGGCGTTTGAGCATCACGGTGTGGGGGATTCCATTGTTTTTGACGGAAACCTGATCGACTCTTGCTACAGCGGCTTCAACGTAGAGGGAGGCAGCGGCGTCGTCATTTCGAACAACATCATCAAAAACTGGCGGAGCACGGCGATTGAAGTAGACTCCCAAGCAAAACTCATTAAAAACCTAATCATCCAAGGGAATATCATCGAGGATAACACCATCGAGGCTGGCGGAGCGTCTTCTCCGATCCCAATTTATTTCAATCTCCAAGCAGGCGACGTCATCGATAATGTGCTGATTACGGACAACATTATCAATTTCGATTTGACCAAATACTACGCCCTCGTTGTTACCTGCGGATCGTTACTTAATACAAGCAATTTCGTGATTTCGGATAATCTGATTCGGAACACAAACCAAAACGGCGGCACGGTCTATGCAGTGAACTTAACGAATATCAATAATATCATTTGCCAAGACAATCAAATCTACGATTCCAGACAAGGAATATACGCAACGGGAAATGAAGTTGTGATAAAGGGAAACATTATTGATTCTCCTTCGACCAGGGCTTTAACCGCTGGATACGGCATTTACATCGGTGGAAATGATGCGTTCGTGGAAGGGAATATCATCCGGAGAAGTTATTACGGAATGAACGTTCCTGCCAATAAAACGGGCATCATTATCGCAAATAACATTATTCGAGCGGATGCTGTAACTATCTCTGATGCAGGAACAGGCACAGTGAAACAAAATAACGTGGAAATCGTTTACTAGACATCAGGACGATTATATTCAGTAGGATCCATCATTTGGTGGGGCCTTTACCTTTTAAGGCGGTGATAACTTGTTTAACCGCGTACCATTCAATCGATTACCGTTTAACCGTCCGTTTTCCGTTGAATTAACCCTCTCGGCGACGCTCGAAGGCGAAGGCGAAGTCATCGCATCATTAATCATGGACTTGAACCTATACGCAAACTTGGACGGGATCGGCCAATTAATCGGCGAAATTATCCGCGATGTCGAAATGGCGTTTGATCTTCACGGAATTGGTGAAATGGATGTCACCATTATGCGTGAACGAAATATGAAATCAACGTTGCAAGGAGAAGGCGTGCTTAATGGCGATCTCAAGCAATTCCGCGTGGAGTCGATCACCATTGAAGTACCTTTTAAGCAGGGAGATAAAATTGTGATTGATTCAGGCAAGCTGACGGTTCGTAAAAACGGTGTATTGATCGGATACGATGGGGATTTCTTCAACCTGAACCCCGGTGAAAACACTATTACCTACAAGGATACAGAATCAAACCGATCGGTGTTATGCCGTATCACATATCGGGATCGGTTCATCTAAGGCGGTGGTTCAATGCAAACTAAGTTATATGTTCACACGCCTGCCGGGAGGTTCATACTCGCAGATGCAATGAACGTCAGAATATTTGAAGTCGTCAATGGTGAATTTTATGTCACTTTCACTTATCCTCGCCAGGAAGGAGACGAGGAACGTTATGCGGCACTTGTAGAAGGCAATGACATATCATTCCCGCCTGACATTGAGCGAGGACAAGCGTTCAAGATTCGCAAAGTGGACGAGCGCAGGCAAGGAAGAAAGATTTACAAAGTCGTTGAAGCCCATCATGTTGCGTTTACGCTAGGTAACTATTTCCTCGACTCGTATATTGACTTCGCCGCTGCCAAAACATTGCAAGAAATGCTCACGATCCTGGGCGCTGATACACCGTTTACGTTTGTTGTAGAGGGTAACTTCCCAGCACAAGATATATTCGAATGGGGCGAGGATACAAAGTTTAAGCTCTTGCAACAGCTTCGGGAATTGTATGGTGCGGAATTGTCATTCGACAACTACACAATCACACTAACAACGCGCAAAGGTGGAAACTACGGATCAAGAGTGCGATACCGCCACAATCTCAAAGGCATCACGCGCAAGAGCCATGACATTGAGCGCATCACGCGGCTGTATGGGTATGGCAAAAACGGCCTGACGATCGAGGGGTATGCCGGCCACACGGTCAAGTATATCGACTCGCCGTATTTCGACCCGAATAATCCCTACATGGGCAAGATGGAGTGGCCGGATATTGAGGAACAAGGCCGACTCCTGCAGGAGATGCAGAAGTACCTGAAAAAGTACGAGCTGCCCAAGGTGTCCTATGACGTGGACTTCGTGCAGATGGAAAAGGTTGACCCCGAATTCGAGGCCGAGCGGATCCGCGAAGCCGGCGATACCGTGACGTGCTTCGACGAAGTGCTTGGATACTCGTTCGATGCCCGCGCAATGGAGTATGAGCGATACCCGTTCGAGCCGCAGCGCGGCCGCGTCGTTTTGGCCAATTTCCGTGAGATGAAAACGAGCGATTACATCTTTCAGGCGACCGTCGGGTCGAAGAAGGCACTCTCATATACCAATAAAAATGCCGTACTTAAGGGCGTCAAGTATGACGATTCGATCACATTGGTTGACGGGCTGGGTATGCTCGTATCTGACGATCAGGGGCGACCAATGGTACGCTTGGGCCAGACGGGTCCGGGTGAGTATGGACAGGCCATGTTCAATAAGGCCGGAGTCAAGACGATATGGCAGGATGCTTCGACGGGAGACGCCAGATTTGCCGGCCGCCTGGAAGCAGCTAGCGGCACGTTCACGGGGACTCTGCAGGCCGGCAATGTAATCGGTTCGGTCATCACGGGCGGATCGATATATGGGGCGTACATCGCGACGTCGGGGACGTATCCGATGGCGGCGATGTCCAACACAGACAACTGGTTTATTGCTGCAAAAGATGCCAATCGATTCGTTCTCATGACTCCAATGGGAGATAATCCTTCGATACAAATTTATGATGGTTTGTTGGGAAGGAATTTGTTGTTGTATAACCAGGGAGGAGATTCCCATATTGGTTCTACAAATTCGTTGAGAATCACTGCCACACTCGGCGACTTATATCTGCACGCAACATCTGGTCTTGTGCGGTTTCAGAGTTGGTCAAAGATTTATAGCGACGGAAACTCACAAACTCTCCAGCAAGCTCTTGATTCGCTTTCATCTCGAATAACCGCGCTAGGTGGCTAAAAATGTGATATATTGGTAGAAAAACGACAAAGGAGTCATGGTGATGCGTAAATATCTCATCGGTGCCCTTTTTGGTTTTCTGCTAGCTTTTCCTTTCACAGTATTTGCTGACGAAATTGCCTCGCTGGTTGGAGAAAAAGTGCAGGCTGAAAACGTAGTCGTAGTTAACGGAAAGGAACTTTCTGTACGTGCGGTCAACATAAAAGGCACCACATATTCTCCAAACCGTGCGATTGCAGATGCACTTGGGTTGAACATAAAATTTGAAGATCAAAAGGTGAAGTTTGAATCAAAGAAAGAGATCACCGATGCTTTGATTGAAGAAGGGGGGACGAGTTTGGAGAAATCAGAGCAAATTGAAAAAATAAACCGGACAATTCAAAGTCGGTACGAAGATATTGAAAGAATGGAGAATTTACTCAAAATCAGCGTTCCTTCAGAAAAGATAACCAAGGAATTCGAAGAAGCTATTTCTGCAATCAGACAAGAGATCGCTGAACTCGAAGACGAGAAGGCCGCGCTTGAAGCACTGCAATCACAATAGCCAATCCCCCAGCCGATGGGGAATGATTGACGGTGATATTGTGGGAAATATGTGTAAAATCACGGTTTGTATGAATACGGCACTTGACAATGGATATTGCCAAGACCATCAAGAATTTGTTGGAGCGGTTGAAGCTGCGGAAGAAGAACGGCGATCAGGTGTTCAAAACACAAATTCTTGGCAGGTTTTCTTAACGTGGATGGCCGGCATCATTTTTGTCGGTGGAGTGATTTACGGGGTTTATCACTACAATCTCGTCGATCAGATTGGATTCGCAGGTTTTGAGCCAGCGTTAACCGCAACGAAGCTGCAGGTACTTTTAACACCGATATTATCTACTGGTTCAATCGCAATCATACTGTTGGCGCTGGGGAAAGTGATTGCCTTACTCGAGAAGATCAGCAACAAGTAAATATGTTTAAACAGAGACGTCCTTTAGGGGGCGTCTTTAATTTTATTGAATGGAGATGAGCAAGGGTGAATCTTGCAGACAAGATGGTGAATATTTCGTCAAATTTGCCAGAATTGCGTGAGCTGCTCCGGGAGACTCTGACCCTCGCAGAGCAGCTTCAGGAAAAATTACAGCAAATCGATGAATTTAATTTCAAAACCGAAGTATCAAAGCCCTAACCGCTTTGCTTGAAATTCAGTTGCTGCCGTCCCAAGCATGTCATCCCATGATTCAAAGTTACTTATATCTCGGATCAACTCATCAAGGTCGGTTGCGGCGATTTCTTCGAAACTGTTAGCGTTTTTAAAGAGAGGCAACTCTTCCAATTCAGTTAAACTGGAAAGACTCGTGTGACGTTGCATGAAATCATCAGTCAGCAGCTGCTCCAACTTCACGTCAACTGGCTCTTCAAGAGCTTCCACCTTGTCAATGATTTCATCAAGTTCTTTGTTCAACCGTTCAAGGCCATTAAATTTAAAATCCATATCGTAACATCCTTTCTCATCGGATAACCAATCTTTCTACACGATGGGAGCATTTTCCTTGCAAACAGATGTTCTGGAAGGTGGTGAAGCTTTGGCAATCGTGCAGAAACAATTGGTCATTACGGCCAATCCAAACCAGCCGGTGCAGGAAATCAACAGCATCATCGGGCAGATCATCGCCATGTGGCCGGGGAGCGAGCTGGAAATCTTGAAAGCGATCCGGGAAGAGATTGACCGAACATTACCAGCATTTGAGAAGAAGGTTGAAGCCTCCGTTTAATGCGGGGCCTATTTTATTGGGGGTGGGGCGGTTGGATACGGCAACGATCGCGACAGTTTCAGCAATTACTGGAGTTATTGGAGTAATCAGCGGGATTATCCTCGGCTGGTCCGGCCGGTCCCGCACAATTCGCCAAGACACAGCAGATGAGGCGAGCCGTGACGCTCTGCTGCGGGCTGACATGGATTACATTAAGCGCGGGATCGAGGATATCCGGGTCGAGCAAAAGGCGCAGGGGCGCCGGTACGATGAGTTGGCCGAACGGGTGACACGGGTCGAAGAGAGCGCGAAGCAGGCACATCGGCGGATTGACCGCCTTGATAATGAGGGGAGAGGATGACGGATGAATGGAAAGGTGAAAAAATGGCTCGCGGCCGCTACCATCCGCGCGGTCCGGACGGCGGCGCAGGCAGCCATCGGCGCCATCGGCGCGGCGACGGTTTTCAGCGAAGTCGACTGGCGGGTGGTTGGCGGAACGGTACTGCTGGCGACGATCATGAGCTATCTGACGAGCCTTGCGGG